AATATTCGAAGGACCATCATTTATAAGCAATGTTACCGTAGTATCTTCTTGTGTACCGTAAAAATTAGAGCGCGTGGTATTACTGTGTTCCCATAATTCTCCATTTTTTACAGTATAATATTCATTATTTAAAGATATTGCAGCCTCAGGAGTAAAGGACAGCAGCGTAGGCCAGCCGTTTACGGACTCTTTAAATGCCGCCGTTTCATCTCCGCTAAATGATATATTATATGTGCCTGAATGCTCGTCATATGAGCCCACAATAGCCCCAGAATGCGATTTAAACTTGTCTTCAAAAAAGTCTGACATTCCAGCGTTAGCAATTTGCGTTATACCGTCCCTAGACAGCCTAAGTACCGTTCCTCTTGACTTGTCTGCAAAATAAGATCTGAAGCCAAAAGACGCAAACGTTTCTGGATTTTTTGAAATTCCAAATTCGCCCACATATGGTATTGCTTGCCCAAGAACCGCGAAATTAGATGTAACATTAGCATTACCGTCTGCATTAAATAACGCATCCTTATTTGCTAATATTCTAAAACACTTATCTTCGCACAGCGTAATTAAATCGGTGTCTCTAGCGTATAATTTTTGAATTGAACCATATATTGGGTTAAGATCTTTAGTAATTTTAAGACCCGCAATAAATTGATTTAATTCATTAACGCCGCTCATGCTGTTATAAATACCGCTATATATAAGCCCGGCTTTTCTTGTTTCTTCGGTGTAAGGCTCATCTAAAGTAGAAGAAACCTTAACGCCCTTCGTTATGGTTTTAGCGTTGAAATCATCGCGTATTCTATCCGACTCAACACCATTGCCAAAGCTGTAGCAGTTAAAGTACGGTAATGTAAGCTCTGTTTCAAGATTTGCTATTTGCTGGGCGTCGCATGCTTCATAATATAAATCTAAATCTGCTGTTTCTACAGGCTCCGTTTCAAAAATAGCCGGATTAGAAGAAGCCAAAGACTCGCTATATTCATCAAATGGTGTAGTTAGTAGTCTTTTTCTTTTAGATATTCTTAAAGCACTAGTATTCCAATCCTCTTCTTGAAAGTTTTCCTTTAATGTAATATTCCAGTAAAACCCGTCTTCATCTGTAGTTAAGCCGGTATCGGTTTGATTACGAGAATATGTTCCTTTGGCAACAGAATCAACCTCATACGGTTTACTAAATTTACCAGATACTGAATCTTTAAACTGTAATACCTTATCCGCGGCTATATTGTTATTAAATTTTTCCGCGGCTTGGCTATCATTAAAATTACCAGGGTAAGGGGCATAATAAAAGCCTACTTGTTTGCTATTTTTAGAGGGTTTGCCAAAGGCAGTTACGTTTGGCTCGCCATTAGCATGCTCAGCCCAACCAAAACCATCAATTAGTTCACCAGCGGATTTATCAGGGTCGTCAAGAATAGTGTCAGCTATTGTACCAACTAATTGTGTAGCAGAATCTATTTCATAATCACCAGGGTTATTTGTAAAGTTATATATAATATTTTCTTCAAATACTACATCTCTATTTATTTTTACAAAGAACCTTCCTTCAAATTGTGATTTATTTACTTCTTTTTCTTCAAATATTAAGCAGTCAAAAGCATCGGAAGCCCCTGAAGGTATCGCCCCGCTGTCATCGTCTTTTATTTTTTCGGTAAGTGTAATTTGATAAGCATCATTGCCGTCGTCAGTAAATCCACCGCTTTGAATTTCATAAAAATCTGAAATAGTAGTGCCATTTTGAAATCTTATTAGATTACCACCTCTAATACCTTCTCTAAAATCATTTGTTCTATTCGTATCTGGACCTTTAAACTTAAAAGAATCTTTACCAATCGCTACAGGATCATCAGAGCCTTTGGTAATTTCAGCAAAGGTTAGTGACACACGTTGTGTTTTAATAAAACGCGGCGCTTCGTTTGCAATATCTAGTATTTTATACCTAGCCGGCCCCTCTACGCTTAAATCAGTCTTATTTTTCTTTTTAAGGTGTAAAAAGCCGCCTTCTCGTACTTTATTTCTTTCAGCACTTGGAAATGAGAGCCACAAATTACCGTCTTCAGTGGCATAGTACCTATCTAATACTAAGTTGTAGTATTCTGTTGATGTGTCTTTAATATAATATTTAAAATGAGTAAACTTATCAGACAATACGCTTAAAGCGTTTTCCCCCATGTCAAAGTCTGCTTTTATTTTATTTACTTTGTGCGAAACATTTTTATCAACGGTAATACTTGCTGTATCATTTGTAAACACCGGTGTTTCGCGCCCCATTTCATCTAAAAATACAATACCAACCTGATATGTTCTTAAAGATTTAATAGACTCTTCAGGTGTTTTTACAGATGTAATGTTATTTGATTGTAATGCTAATGAAACATTAATTATAAAATCTTGAATAGTAAAATTTTGAGTATAATTACCGTATACCAGTCTATTGCCAATAACTTCCTGTGCTAAAGCTTTTTTAGGAACATTGTCGTAAGGTCTAATAGTTTGGTCTGAGTTTATAGCGTGATATATAAGCTCTGATGTAATAGAATAAGTTGATGTAGTACGCGTAACCTCGTCAACTTTATAGCATATAGTTTCCGAAGAATCTTTATATAAAATTTCCACTTTTTCAACATCAAGCGGCGGGGTTTCAAAATTACCAAGTGTAAGCTTTCTTAAGTTGTTTACCATGCCCAAATTAGTAGCCTCGCTAAATGTATATACAAAATCTCCAGGCTCAAATGCTACTTGTGACCACGGCGAAAAAGCTGAGTATTGGCCGTCTACATATTTCCAGCGATATGCAAATCTTGGAAATTGGAACTCAAACATCGGTTTTTCTTCATCTAATATACATGTCCATGTATACGTTACATTTGGCAAATCGGAAGATATAGATTGAATAGTACCGGTAATCGTTGTCCCGCTTACCGCGGTAATATTCATTCTTACTTGATATTCATTTTCTAAATCATCAAGCCCCAACTCTGAGGTTGTTAATGTAACTACGTCCCCAACAATCCAATTTGGTGCAGATGACGCTGTAAACGATTGGCTACTACCAACCTCAACGGGAACGTTGGTTGAGTTATAAGATTCCGTAAAGTTTTTGCTACAAGTAACTCTATTTAAACCTAAACCTGTTGTGCTTCCTGATCTTGAAGTTGAAGATGTTGTAATTGAGGGCGCGTTGTTGGGCTTTAGCTTAATAACGCTAATTTCAGCAGCCGTAAAATCAGTGCCGCTATAAGCCTGTGTGGTTGTGGTTAAAGATGTGCCGGACTGCGTACTGCCACTTTTGAATGTAGCAATATTAATTAATCTAGGCTCGTTATTATTGTCGGTCCATGCTAATATTCCATCAAAAACATTTGCACCCGTTATAAAATAGCTTGCGCTAAAATTTAATATAGATGTAGATCTTACATCTACAATAACAGGTGCAATAAACCCTGTTGACTGGTCATATTCTAAAATAGCATCCCCGTCGGAAGCTGTAATAAACCAATATAGCTTATCGTTTTGGCTGTCTTTTGCAATGCCTATGCATACCGGAGAAGTTAACCCAAAATTAGCGGCCCAATTTACAGATGATGTTTTTTTATTTTGCTTAGTATTACCTAAAACATTCTCAATAGCGCCAACGTCTGAATCTTCGGAATTACTTACCTGAATATTAAGAGCATCACGATATTGGCCATTGGGCACAAGTCTCTCGTCGAGATCTTTGTTCATTTTGCCCTGGACGAAATTATGTTGTAATTTTGGCATGTATTAGTGTTTAATCCACTTAGATTGATTTCTCATTACTTGTGCTAACTCAGCAATTTTAATATTTGATAAGCGTAGCTTAGCATTGCGTTTAGCGGCACGTAACTCTTTTTTATAGCGATTGATTTGATATTCCGGGATATTAGCACGTACATTAAGAATTGCATGTACGAGATATTTGTAGATAGCTTCTTCAGCAAACTTGTGAACCTGCATTTCGCCGTCTGTTGCCAGTCCGTCGCTAATATATTTTAATGTAACAACTCTACCAGAAAGGTTAGAGCTAAATCTTATAACACCGTTTATTTGGTCAATGTAAAACACGCCGTTCCCTTGAGCGTTTTCAGGGCTAATTCCATAACGATTGCCATAACGATAAAGGTTAAATATATCAGAATCCGTTAGGTCTTGTAGTTCGTCGTTATTTACATTAAATGAAGCCGCTTCAAATTTTTTCAATGTTTCTGATTTATCCGCAAGGCTAAGATTGCCGCTCCCGTCAAATGTATAATTATCATTAGCGTCTTGAATAATAGCGTCGGGATTTGACGTTTGGCGAGTTGGATATAAAATGCGTTCAACACCCGCGTCGTCGTGCCAAGAAAGCTTTACATAGTTTACAAAATCTTGCGGCAATGTCATAGCTAATGACGCCCCCATATCAATCTCAATAGCCTTTGTAGATGGCAATGTATCAAAGCTTAACTCTTGAATCGCGCGCTGCGCATGAAATGCAACATCCGTTCTTTTAACCTTAGATATAAGTTTGCCCTCACCAACATAAGCTACCATAAAGTTATTTATAATATCCTTAATAGTAATAAACTGGTAATTACCATAATTATCTGAATTGTTGCTAGCGTAATAGCTTTGTGCTGTAGTACTTCCTAGTAATCCCATTTATTAAGCTTTTTCTTGTTGTATTCCTTGTACTTCCATTTGCGCGCCGGCTTGGTACACTTGAGGGTCTTTAATAGCTAAACCCGCGAGCTGCAATATTTTAATAACAAGCTCGGTTTCTTCGGACTCATGTAATTCTGAGTGGGTAGTATTTGACGCATTATATACCGCCGCACCGCTTGTTGTATTATAAGCCCAATTAATATCAGCCGGTTTTTTAATATAGTCAACATCTATTTCTTCGGGCAAGGTTGTTAAAAGAGAAGCGCCATTATAAATATAAAAACCTCCACCTTCTTCATAAAATATTGGACGATCTGCTGTTGGTACAGATAAAGGAGACAGAAGAATATCTCTTGCTTCGCGCTTAGTAACTCTATCGCACTCTATATCTAATAAATAAATAGCCGTTAACCTATATAAATTATTTGTAGCTAATGTTATTTTACCGTTACTTACATTTAAACCACTGCCCGGGGTGTTTGTTTTAAATAAAGATATTTTTTCTTCTAATATATTTGTCATATCTGCATGACCAGTATCATTGCCCGGTATGCGCAGGAACTGGTTCAAGTCGTAAAAATACTGCTCGAAGATGTCCATTTGCGCTTGATTTGCAAATAAGTTAAATTCCTGCGGAGTAATATATCCGCGTTGTTCTTTGTTAAGTATTGCTAATACTCTTTGATAAACAGTATTTACGTTTACAGCCATGTTTGTAGTTATTATATAGTAATTAGGCCCCTATAAAAGGAGCCTAACTACTAATTGACTTATAGTCGTTTTTCAATAGTATTCAGTACTTCCATTCCTTCATCTGTTTTGAAGTACGCTGCAAGCGCTGAATAAGGGTGTTCGTCAAATGGCACCGTCATAAGCTTTCGTCCAGTAGACGCATAAGTAAATGTTCGGTTGTCAGGCGACAATGCAATTAATCCAGCCTCGGTGGCTCGGATACCTATATTACGTAGGTGTACATTATCGTCATTGGCCAATTGTAAGAACAATGCGGGAGATTGGCGTGCAAAAAGCAACAAATCTCGTTTGAGCTCCTTAGAAGACATGTTAGACACTGCAGATCCTACTTCTACGCGCAGGATTGCTTCTGCTTGATCAATATCCATTTCTACAGCAGCGTTCATTGCTTCAAGCTGGAATTCAATGTTATCCACCTGTGCTTCAGCAATTGCTGTCGGGTTATACTCAACAATTGTTCCGTTTGCTGTATAAGGATGATATAGCGAAAGTAGCTGCTGCAGTGCAACTTGTTCTTTAGGTACTTGTAATACACCATCTCTAAAAATAATACGTCCTAATGTTACAGGACCTTCTTGCTCGTCTACAAGATTTTTGGTTTGTAGCATATCGCAATTCACGTTGATAGCCTTTTTCTTCATCAAACCAAAGTAGCGGCACCTTTACAGAATGACGCGATGGAACTGAATAAACCAGCGGCTTGCGCTTGGTGGTAATTTCGTAAAGACGATCTTTGTATTCCCATTTTGGGGCAACGGGTAACGGTGGAACTGTTTCTTTAACCGCATCCGCCGTAATAGTTGGAGGCGTTTGTTTTTTAGCCGGTGCCTTCTTAGCCGGCGCTTTTTTAGCTTCTGCCATGATATAATATAATTAAATAAAAGAAAATAATGCCCCCAGCCGTAGCCGGGGACATATTATTTTAAGCTTACTTTAACAATACGAAGTTGTTAGCAGCTTGTACACACAATGCGCGCTCAGACAAGAAGTGAACGTTCATTACGTCAGCGTCACTAGTGTAGTTGCCACCAACTGAACCAGTAACCCAAGACTTCATGCGACGATCTTCTGCTTCGTTTGCACGGTAACGGATGTGCAAGAACGGACGAGAAATGTTTTTACCCAAAATCTCATCGTATACAGAAGAAGTACCCGCTGGTACCAACACACCTTCGATACCACCAACAAGACCACGAGTTGTAGAATCGTTCAAGTATTTCCAGTCTGTTTTGTAGAAGTCGTAAGAACCGCGACGGAATCCAGAGAATCCTAGGTTTAACGCCATATCTTCAGAGTTGTCGAATACACCGTAAGAAGTACCGCCAGCACCGTAAGAGTTCTGAGCAGCCAACATGTTGTCAATTTCTAGAGCTTTTTGACGATCTAGGAATAACATGTTTTCTTCAATAGCGCCTTGCTTGTCAAGCTCAGCCAACAAATCGTCGAACTGGCTCAAACCACCAGCGCCGTCGAAATCAGTGCCAGAGTAAACAATACCGCGAGACTCGATGGCTTGGAACAAACCTTCAGTACCGTGGTAACCGTTATCGTAAGCAAGACCGTCAGCGTCGCCATCTTCAGCTTCGATCATTGCCATTTCGATTTGATCTTCGAAACGTAAACGAGCTTCGCTTTCAGCCTTCATGTACCATAGGTAACCAGAAGCACCGTTTTCAGAAGTAACTTCGATCCAACCGATCTGAGCAACGTCAGAACCGTCAACACTGTACTTATCACGCAAGATGATAGGCTTGTTTTCGAAAGTAGTTACTGCTGGTTCTACAGAAAGACCTACGTCAGAAGAACCTTTCTTAAATTCAGAACCATAGATGAACATCTTAGCGTCAGTTGGGTTTGTTGCTCCCAAAGCTGTAAAGTCATCAGCGCCGTAAGGCTGTACAGTAATAGTAGCGTTAGAAGCGTGCTTCGCAGAAACGCGACCTTTAACTTCTTTGTTGTTAGCGCTAATTACTACAGTTGCACCTACAGGAATTACGTCTTTTTCAGCGGTAGATGCAAGAGTAATTGCATCTGTAGTACCGTCAACGTCTACAGTAATTCCTTCGAATGCAGTGTGCAAACGACCTTGTTCAGACCATACGATACGGTCAGAAGCCATAGGCATTTCAGCGCCTACCATACGCAAGAAGCCAGATACAGTACGCTTACCAAAGCGCTCTACTTCTTTTTCATATACCTCAGGAAGGTATTGTTGAGTGAACGTCATTGCACTTAGTGCAAGATAGTTATCACCCGATGTTGTTTTTACCGGACGTGGCGTTACACCACTAGGTAAACTGTCAAATGATGCCATTTTTAATTAGTTTTAAATGGATTATTTATTTCTTAACTTAACCTTGAGTTTAGAGCTGCCTTCGCCTGGATTAAGTACACGGAATTGCATGCCATTTGCCGCGGTTACACTTTCGTGGACTCCTCTCGAGCCCATGTCCACATTTTTTGACTTTGCAACGCTATCTTTAAGAGCGTCGGAGCGACCTTGCTCATAAAAATGTTGTGCTACTTGATCTGCGTTCATAGCTGTAAACAGCGATTTGTGATATCCGCGGGCATCTTGCATTTCTCCTTTGTCGTTCAAGAACTTCTTGATAAAGTTGTTAATGTCACCCTGAGTCTCACTAATCTGAGCGGCATCTTTAACGCTAAAACGATATTTCTTTTCACCTACATTAAAATCGAAACCTTCGAATTTATCGTTGAAAACTTTTGCGCTTTCGCTTTTAAAGCGTGCTGCTCGTTGTTCTGCTATTTTAGCAGTTTCTTCACTCTCTTTATTATAGCGGTTAAAAAACTCAACCGCTTTTTGCTGTTCCGAGGTCAAACGCGACCCCATTTTAATTTCGTTGTAATATTTGGATTTTAATCCTTCCAAATGATTTTTTGCCTCGGCCAATGCCTGCTTGCGCGCAAGTTTTTTACGACGAATATCTTTTTCGTCGTCAATGTCTTCTTCAAATGAAAACTGGTCTTCTAGCAAAAAATTAATATCTTCGTTGTCTAGATTTGGATTAGTGTTTTGGTAGTATTCACGCAATAACTGATCTTCGTTAAGCGTTGAATAATCAGTATTTAAACGTACATAATCCTCTAACGTACCGCCTGTCTCATTCATAAAGTCAACAACTTTTTGAATGTTTTCAGGTAATTCCACACCGGTTTCGGCGGCTTCAGCAATAGCTTCGCCAACCTCTTCTTGCAGCTCATCGGCCGCTTCTTCAACTTGTTCGTCCGTAATTTCCTGTAATACAGGTGTTTCTACAGGTTCATTTTCTTGAACGGGTTCTGCAGCTTCAACGGCGCTTTCTCCGGCAGGTTCTTCAACTGTTTCTTCGACGTTTTCGACTGGTACTTCTGCGCTAGCTTCGGATTCGTCGCGTACAGGAACCTCATCTGTGCTTTGCTCTTGAACGGCATCTTTACTAAAGTCTAGTTTAATCATACCATCGTCATCAACGCTGGCAACAGGTTTAACTTCTTCACTCATGATAAAATATTATATAATTATATACTGTTATTATTACTTAGGATCGAAGGTTCCTAAACCGAACCCACCGCCTAAGATATCGTTTCCTCCTGATTCAAAAGATTTTGGAGGGGTTTGCTTCTGGCGCTGCTCAATTAATTCGCTTTGCTGTGAAGCTTGTATTTTAGTTCTTTCGTCTTTGCGATCTTCTTTTTCTTCTGCGTTTTGCTTAGCAGCGTTTGCTTCTAGGCCCTTAAGTTGCATATTGTAATCAAACTCTAAGGCCATTAGCTCTTTCTTCGCGGCAACCTCAGTTTGCATTCTTTGCTGCTCTAGTTGTGCTTTCACTTGCTCAAGTTGCGCCTTGGTTTGCATAGACGCTTGTTCTTTTTGTATTTCAGCCTGAGCCGCTACTTGTTGCGCTTGAGCGTTCGCCTGTGATTGAACTTGTATATTTTGTTGTTGCATTGCTTGATCGCGCTGCAATTTACGTTTACGGCGTAGCTTTAGTAATTGATTTGCTAATTTTAAATTTCTTACTTCACGAATATCAATAGCGTCTTCTAGGTCAATCAAACCTGCAGACAATGCTGTTTGAATATTATTTTCTAATAGCTGCTTTTCTTCTTCGTCTGGCGAAAGCTCTAAGAAAATGCCAAAGTCATATAAATGCAAGTCGGCTAATTCTGCAAGTGTGGCTACATTAAACCCTCCTATTTTTTGCACAAAGGCTTCTGCTGCATCACTATATTCTAGTACATCTGAAATACGCAGTGATAAACATTCTGCGGTTTCTGCAGTTAAAAATAAACCAGCATCTAATATATGGCGTGTTGCCGTATTTGAATTTGCGGCAGCCATTTTTTGCACGCCAACTAAAGCTCTCGAATCAGGCATAGAACCGTCACGTGCTTCGTTTAGACCCGTTACGTCGCGGATCATTTGCATGTAGTAGTTATATGTTTGTATAAGAGTCTGTAGCTTTTGACCGCCCGATCCTGTTTGCAACGGCTGGACAGGAACTTTACCCGGGTTCATGTCACCTTCTTGCGTAAACGAACGCCCAATAACAGACCCTGTTTGAAAAAACATATTAAGAGCTTCTTGCGGATTGTAATTTGTGCCGTTACCTAAGTCGATCTCGGCAAGCCCATCTGCGTCTAAATAAACACCGTCAGGCATCATTTTAGACATTACTTGTTGCAGCTTTAAGTGTGTAAGTTGAATCATATCCGCAAAACCTATACAGCGGCTTACAATAGATTCAATTTTTCCTTTATACATACGTGGAGCAACAATACTATAGTTCATTTTAACTTTAGTATGATCGCTTTTAGGACGCATCATATTTCTTTGCAGCTCCCACTTGAGAAGTTGCTCAGTACCTAATATAAGTGCCCCGTCGTATAGAACCTCAATAGATCTAGAAATTTTACCGAAGTCTTCACTATCAGCAGGTGGATTATATTGATCATCGCGTGCTATAGCTTTATCAGCCCCGGTTGCTGTAGTTTTTGTTTTGTATACTTCGTTCATAAATGTTTTATAATTGAAGTACAATACGGAAACTATGTTTGGGTCGCGGCTAGTAGCATTTTGATACGGCTCGTTATCAGCTCCTTGATAGCTTTTTGAACTTGTTTTAGTGATCGCCTCTAAATCTTCGTTATTTAAATGCGGGAACTCTTTAGCAAGCTCATTAATAGTTATTTGTTTTACTTCGCCAATATAATAAATATCGTCAAAATACGGTGATTCTGTATATGAATAAACAATATCAGCTGGGTCTACATATTCTACGGTAATACCTTTGCTGGGGCAAAATGTATTTTTAACCCCTCCAATACCAATTGTAGCTAGATCATAATATACTCTTCGTTTTGTAAGGTCGTAATTATTACCGTCAAAAATGGTATTTAATGCAGTTTCTTCAGCAATTTCAATGCTTTGCTTATAGCTGAGCTGCATATGCAATTCAAGCTCTTCTTTTGTTTCCGGTAAAGACGTTGGGTCGTTTTCATATAAATTAATCCCAAATGCTTCTCTAGCATAGTTATTAATTTCTTTGGTTTGCATGTCTCTAATAATAGAATCCATGTATGCCGTTCTTTTTGCAACGCCGTATGGATCTTGAGAATATGCTTTAATATCAAAAGAACGGTCCGCGATACCGTTTACAACGATATCAACAAACTTAGATAAAACAGGAACGGGCTTCCAATCTAAATTGAGGTATGACAAATCACCGTTAATAGATAATTCGTCTTTATACTTCTGTATGCTTTGCTCGCCGCGTGCATATAGTCGTAAATTATGAAATGAGCTTTGATTGCTACGGTAGCGCGCGGTACCTGACCCATTCGAGAACCATTCTCGCTGGATCGCTTGCGCAACTTTAAGTCCGTATTCTGGCGACATCTTTTCAATGTCACTAGCAACCTGGCTCGGAAAGTAGCTATTTACAACTTGGTTAGCCATATCTTATTTTATTATTTTTGAATTAAACCCGTTTTGGCTATATCTAGCTATTCTAAGGTTCAAAGGTGCTCTTTGTTTGTCAGCCACTGGCCGATATAAATCTTTATTGCAGGCCATAATTGCAAGACCTGAACTAATAGAAGCATCGTATTTTGTTCTATTATTCATATCAAATTTGGACCAGTCGTTTAACGTATCGTTAAAATACATTGATCCATATTCATTTTCAGAAATCAATCCCACGTATTGATCAATATACATTTCAATCGCGGCAGCATGTGCTTGTTTCATGTCCATGCTGGAGTTTGGTATACCTCCAATTTCTTTCTCAGTTACGGAAAGCTTATTCCATAATCTGTCGGGTCGGTTCATTGAATAACCTCGGTAGCCTCTTCTTTTAAAATGATAAAGCAAACGCGGTTTGTTATTCTCGGCTAGTATTGGCATTCCGTAAAACACACAAGCCATTAGTACGTCTTCGAAAAATATCTCTGCTGTTTGAGGCCTAGCTATATATTCCAAAAAGAATGAGCTAGGTGGAGCATCTTCCATTGTAAATTTAGTCAATCCGTGAAGTGCACCCTTTGAGCCCCTGCCGTCAGTCGTACCCGATATGTC